GGCCCAACGCCGCCGCCTCGGCAATCGGATCGAGCACAAATCGCCGATCCGTCATCGGAGCGAGGGTTTGGTTGAGGATTCGCCGGGCGTTCACCGCATCAGCCGGCGTGGTGTTGAAGACCGGGGTGCCGGGGGTGCCCGTGGACGAATAGACGCCGGTGTAGAGACCGAGCAGGAACTGGTCCACGTTGTTTGCCAACGCCTTGATGGCTTCGCTGGCCTGCATCGGCATGATCTGGTTGTCCAGCGCTTCCATCATGTCACGGTCAGTGAGGAAGAACGGGGCCTCAAACCACTGTGACATGGTGATCGGCACCGAAGTCGGCGTGATGGTGCCGGTAGCGGGCGGGGTGTTCGCCGGGGTCACGGCAACCGCCGAGATCGCCGAAGGGATCGGCACGTCAATCGACGAGCCCTTCTCACCGGCCATCTGCGAGTACGTGCCGTTCACGAGCCGGGGCATTACGGCATTCTGCCGAAGCGCCAGCATACCTTGGGCGATGAGCTTGGGGGTCAGAGCAACAAGGACGTTTGACATTTGCAGGTCTCCAAGAACGAGGTGGATTGGAACCACGAACCGAATGAGCGGCTTGGCCGCACGTTCGAGTCATTACGTGTGCTCGGCACACGTTGGTTCCGCCTCGGGCGGAGACCTGCGACTCATGCAGTAATAACCATTGCACGAGCTTGATTCAACGTCAACTCATCGAACACGAGAAATGGTTGGCGAAGTCCCAGTTGATCTTCCAACTGGAATGAATCGCCCGCCACCAGTATGCACCGTGTCTTGTCCAGTGCCAATCTCAAGCGGCAACATGATCTTGCCGTCAACGCAACCCGGCAGAGTTGTACTTCCAACAATCACGCCAAGAAGTGTCAGCAATCGGGTGCCGCGTGTCGTACTTCGATTGCACTTCACTTGGGGCGTTTGGTCCTGGAACATACCCACACCAATCCTTTCTGATTGGGTCCACGTATGACTTGATCCAGCCCATTCGGATTGCTTGTTGGAGCGTGCCCGCCGTGGGCATGTACCCCAAACGCTCACGCAACCGCTCAACGGGCCACGGTTCACACGGGACAAACAACGGTGGGAGCGAACCCGGCAAGAACCACGGTTCACCCGACCACACAACATCAAGCAATTCGGTCATTCGGCTCATGGTTTGTTCACTGGGTCCGGCAACCATCCCGGGGGAACCGGCTCGTAGCCAACTTGGGGGTGAAGGTCAGCACACCGATGCTCCCATTTGCCTTGTACGCCAACACGCCACGCACCCGCCGCCACGTCCATTGGGGACGCATCAGACGAATACCCACACCGCTCACACTTCACCGTGGGCGGGTCCTGTGGCATCTGTGGCAACGCACACCGGCAATTGATCGTGGGGCACGGGGGTTGGTCCAGGGCGTAAACCGGCGTGGGAAGCGCTACGGGCTCGCCCCCGCCGGGTGGGGGCGTTGGGGTGGGCACGGGTGCCCCCGCCGTCCCGGGCGGCTTCGTGGGCCGTTGCCGAGCCAACAACGCTGCACGGGACTCAATGCACCGATCAACCGCACGGGCCACCGCGTGAATGATCGAGGGGTCATCCGTGGTGGTGTTTGATCCAAACCGGCAGAATTCGTACTTGGCTTTGAGCACGGACCACGGAACGCCGTATTGCAGCGCAACGCTAACCGTGGTTGCCAACGAATCGGCCAACCCGCTCAACTCCGTTCCGGTCTTGGACAGGGTGAGAAACAGCTCGCCTGGGTCAGCGGTGCCGGGGTAGAAATTGACCGTGAGATAGAACTCAATCCCGCCGGATTGCAACTTGCACGTGGTGCCGTCACGATCAGCGGGCAATCTCCGGCGCTGGGGTGTGTGGGCCATGTCCATTGTTGCCTCCGCACCCTGCCATACCGAACCGAACCGCAGCACACCGGAACTAACCCATCCGTTCCTTGCGGAACCATACCCAAGCTAACCAAACCGCCAATTGCCCGCCCCAGACTCGAACTGGGAACTCCGTGCTTCAAAGGCACGTGTGCTACCAATTGCACCAGCGGGCAGTATCCAAACCAGATCAAAGTATAGGCCCGCGATCACGACGCTCAAAGTCCCAACGCCCGCCGCTCGTCAAGGGTCAACTTGGACACTGCCGACTGCCTCAAAACCTCTTGCCCCGTGGCCGCATCAACCAAGATGCGTGGGTGGGTGGTCCCTTCGCGGGTCAACAGCTCCTGGATCTTCAACCGATCAGGGGCACCAACGTACTCACTCATCGGAATCAGCGTCTTTGACATCTTGCGTACCTCGCCCAACCGTGCCACACCATGCCAGAACAAACCATGCACCGTCTGACTCTACCATGCCACGCCAAGCAAGACCACTCCCGATTCCATCAAGAACAGCTTGTGCCGGGCATCATTCATCCGTACTGAACAACCCGAGATCCTTCGGACGGCACACGAACGCCATCTCAAGAGCGCACGCCGGGAACAACGCCGCCACCGTGGGCAAGGCGAACTCCCGGGGCATCACGTCCAGCACGTGCAACGCCCGCTTGAGGTCGTCACCGGTCAACCGCGACTTGATCGCTTTGACTCCGGTGCTCAAACCAATCCGCTTGTCAACCCGCCAACCCGCGTTGGCCAACCACTGATCCAATTCGCAGTGTGTAGGCTCGTACACGTGGGCCGCGTATTGACAGTCGTAACCCGACTTGCCGGCTTCAGTAATTGGGCACGTCAAGTACAACACGCATTGGGCATTGGCCAACTTCCGGCACTCGACCAGCGATTTCTGTTGGGCCTCCGGTTGCATATGCTCGATTGCCGAGGTGTAGACAATGAGATCAAACGCCTCATCATTGACCGCACGGGCAACCGGTTTGGCCATCTCCGCCACGTTCGATTCAACGAACACCAGCGGGAAGCCCCAATCGGTCTTGTCCCCCCGGTTCTCACCCCGTGGGTCTTTGCCGTCCCGCCACCCCGCGTTTGCTGCGTGAATGTCCACGCCCACGTACCGACGTGGGGCATTGCCGCGATACCGCAAGAACGGAATCAGCAAGCCACGCCCACAACACACGTCAAGCACGTTGGCGTTCTTCGGGGCGAGGTCAGCCGCGTACGCATGCTGTGAATAGCAATGCACGTCGAGTTCACCGGCCACACCATCAGCAAACTGCCTGAAACAGTTACGCATTTGGTACGTGGTACACTCCACTTGCCGCCGATCCATTCCCTCTTCGATCTTGGGAACGATCTTTCTGCCCACCGGTTCCAACCGATTCCGTGTCTTCATGGCACCACCGTACTTGCCCTGCCTAACCGGACCACACCCAACCGGACCATGCCGGGACCAAACGAGACCGGACCCACGCACACCTAGTCGGTTGAATGTCCGGTGCCCGATTTCTCGAGCAACCGGGCTACTGCCCACCCTCAAGTGGTTTGGGTGGTTCGAGCTCCCGATAGGTCCCCACCGGACCCCGGACTTTCACGCCGTTCCACGTTCCGGCGTTTGTGTGCCCGCCAACCGGCAACGCCGATTGATTCACGTGGCGGGTAATCAAACGGCCACGGGCTTCCCCGTGGCCGTTGAATGGCTGTTGCCATTGCACGCACACCACCAGTCGTTTGCAACCGGTGCTGGCGGGGTACGTCAGACCGTGGCCACGGTCCCCGTTCTACACGAGGTGCCGTGGAAGCCGGCGCTGGTGTTGCCCTGGTCGCTGAACACACAAGAATGAATGAAGGAAGGGATACCCCGCGTGGGGCCGTCTCGTGCTCGGTGCCGCATTGGATTGCTCCTTGTTCCTGATGAACACACGTTGCGACTGGGCACCATACCCAATCTCTAAATTGCGGGGGTGGGACTCGAACCCACGACTTTCTGGTTATGAGCCAGACGAGCTGCCGCTGCTCTACCCCGCATCGGTTGAACCATGCCGTACTCTGCCAAACCACGCACAACCCAACCCCGCCTTGCCTATCCGAGAAACGGGACGGAATCACTTACGCTCATCCGCCCCGTGGAGGTCCACAACCACACCGTACTACACACACCGAATCACTGGACGATTGCATCTCCCTTCACGATGGCTTCAGCGTGCTTCGCCATAGCCATCGGATCTCGACGGTCCACAACAATCTTGCCGTTGGCCGTGGTGCCCGTAGTCCCCTTGCCGCCGCCACCTTGGGCCGGCTCGAACAGGTGGGGGGCATCCTTCAGCAGCGAAGCCGCCCACTCGTCCGGGGTCAGCGGCTCGCCCTTGGTGTTGTAAGCCACACCGCCCTTGCCGTCCATCGGAACGAGCTCGCCCTTCTCGTTGACCTTCCAAGACGAACCGGCACGGAAACGGATATCGGGCAACGCACCGTTGCGAACCTTGCCCACACGCCCCACGGCCTCGGTGATCGTGGTAGCGATGAGCATGTCAGAGTAGCGATTGCGGAACAGATCACGCTCTTGAGCCGCCGCCGCCGCCGCGTCCGCCTGGGCCTTGAGTTGGGCTTTCCACTCGCGTTCCGCCGCCGTGAGCCGGCGCTTGACCACCGACTCAACGTCACCCTTCTTGAGGGCATCGGCTTCGTTCGAGCGCTCGATGTTCTCGAGAACTTCGATTGCCGCCTTGTACCGATCCGGGTCGATGCCCTCAAACTGCTTCATCTGGTCGGTCAGGACCTTGACCTGATCGAACAGCTTTCGGTTGTTCTCGCGGAACTCGGCCAACTTGGCCTTCGTGTCATCACCCTCGTCATCCACGGCCAAGACGAATGAATCGCCGTCCTTGGTGTAGAGGTCACGGATCTTGGCATCCACTTCGTCCAACGACTTGATCTTGCGCTTGAGGGCCATTGCTTGCTCCAACTCGGTTGGTGTCACGGTGTGCATCGGCACACCACGAACGCTAAACGATACGCCTGCACCTACACAACCGCACTCGTTGAAGCATTACCAGATTGCATCTTTGCTGTCCACTGACACTTGCACTGTCCGTTTACCTTGGCACCGAGGGCACGGAATCCGGCACCCGGTCCCCGGTTGCCACTTATCGTGGTTCGGCCCATTGGGATTGCCAAACGTCGGTGGTTGATGCACCGAACCACGGCCCTTGCACTTCGGGCATGGAATCCACTGCTTGTCAGCCAACTTCAACATGGACCACGCCCTACCACACCGTTCCGCACCCTGCCCTGGCTAACCACACACCGCCCAATCGTGCCACGTCAAACCCAACACGCCGAGGGGGAATCGAACCCGCGCTTACTGATTTGGAATCAGTCGTGCTACCACTGACACCATCGGCGCTCAATCCATACCACACCTTGCCACACCGTACCAAACCTTGCCACACCCTACCAAACCAAACCGTACCCTGCCCAACCGTGCCTCACCGAGCCGCAAAGTCATTCTTGCTTTGTCGGCACCGCCTTCAACGGGAACGCCCCGGGGCCGCTCAAGTCGAGCACCCGGATCTCACAGAACCGCCTAAACGTGAACGCCGGGGGTTGAGTGCCGTCTCCGTTGGCCTCTTCGTACGCTTTCTTCGCTGCCGGTTTCTTCATCTCGGCCTCAACCAACGCCCTCAATCGCTTGGGTGTCATCGCATCGCTCCATGAATCCCACCACGCCTAACCCTGCCTCACCGGACCAGACACTACCGCACCAAACCGGACCTTATCGCACCTGACCCAGCCTCTCCACGAACCACACCCGTACTGGATCAAATCTCTTCCAGTTCCAACACGAGGTACGGCCTCCGGTGTTGGTGTTGCAGCGACTGCTCAAGATACCGCTTGGTCACACGGTACCGGGAACCCTTGGCCAACCCGACTTCAATCTCGCTCGGGTGTGACGAATACCGACCAATGAACCGACCAGTCTTCGTCTTGATCTTGAAGAACAACCGCCCACCCTCCTCATCCCCGTGACTGTGCAAGAAACCCGATGCCTTGTGGGTCGAGAATGACGAAGACGAGAACGCCTCCATGTCGTAAACGTCCATCGTCATGTACTCGTTGAATTTATCGGCGGACACACGGTTGATGCCACGCCACACCCGCTCACCGCTGGCGGATGGTGCCTTTGCCCAACCGGAGTACAACTTACGGATTTGGTCATCAACCACCCCGGCTTGTTCTTTGGCACGAATTGACGTGGAATAAGAACCAGTGAATTGTTCAATGGCTGAACGCTCATCCCCGGTAAGAGTTCCCGCAACCGCCCGTGCTTTGGCCGTGTACTCGTCGATATTGACGTACGTCTCCATCCGGTACGAGGCAGCAACGTATTGGGGTTGCCCAGGCTCGGGGTTCAAGACACGGAACAAACCCGGTTCGTCCGTGGGCTCGAATCCCGCCGCCGCCATATCTTGTTTGGCCCTAGCCAAGACGGATTCGCTTGGGTACCGACTCTGCCGCTCCGAGACCCAATCGTCCATCGCACGCTTGGCAGCCCGCAACTTGGGCTGGTTCATGTTGTCAAAGTCAAATTGCTTGCCCCGCAATTCATTCCACGAGAACACCCGCCCGGACACGCCTTGACCCGGTGCCGCCGTCTCCACCGTGGGCAACGCCTTCGGCATCTTGGGCACCGCCACCGGGGGTTGCTTCATTTGGTTGAGCTGTGCTTTGAGTGCCGCCAACTCTTTCTTCTTGGCTTCCACCAACGCGGCTTTCTCCGCATTGGCCTTGGCCAAGGCCTCAAGTTTGTCTTTGGCCGCCTTCGTTGCCGCCGCCTCGGCATCCGCCGCCATCTTCTTCACCAACAACGAACGTTGCAACTTGATGTTGGCCAACCGGGCTTGCAACGTCGCTGCCAGATTCTCCCGTTCCGCCACGGTCCCCGGGCCGAACTCCATCACCACGTCAGTGATGGAAGCCGGTTTGATTGCCAACACCCGATCCATCGACTTGAGCAGCTGTTGATCGGACATGCCGCCGAAGATCGAGGCCGCCTTGGCGTTCTGTGCCGGTGTCCGAAGCGACGTGATTTCGCCCACGATCTCACCGAACGCCTTACCCTTGGCCGCACCCTTCGCCCGGAACAACAACGCCCCGCCCGTGTCCAACCGAACCGCCGCATTGGTGCCGTTCACCAAGGCGATGTTGTCAAGATCAAGCCCCACAACATCCCAGTTGGCCAACCACGCATCCGTTGCGAACCCATCGTAGAACGCTTCCGCTTTCACTTGCTTCAACGACTGCGAGGCCTCACGCAAATCGTCCCGCCACCGAGACGCCACCGCCGGCTTGCCGTTCAACATCACTCGTTGGGTTTGGGCCACGTCCACGCCCGCCATCTCGTACAGCTTGGAAGCGAGGACTTCGTTGGCCGCGTGGTCCGAATCCTGGGCGGTCTTGACGTACCACTTGGTGCCGTTGGGGTCAACGTACGTGCCACCGGGGTTACTGCCCAATTGCCCGCCGGTGTTCTGCCATGAGCCCGACACCTCCGGGCCGTCCGGTGTGGCCGGTGCCGTCATCGCCGCTTCACGCTCCACCACCCGTTGCTTCAACTCATCCACCGTGAGCGGGTTGCCCGTGGTGTCCACCATCTCGGGCATGGTCAACGAACCCTGCTCGAACAACTCGGCCTTGGCCACACCAAGCACGTCTTGCACCGTGGCCTTTGACTTGGACTTCAACCACTGATCGTACGTGAGATCTTTGGGCACCTGCCCATCCATCGACGCTTGCAACCAACCCTCTTTCTCGTTCACCGCCTTGAGTTTGTCCACCACCGCCGAATCCGCCCCCGCCTCCGCCGCCAAATCGGCCCATGACTTTGTCACGGGTGTAAGTGTGGATCGGCACCGGAAGTGGTACGGGGGTGGGCCGGGGAACGGGATCTGCACCGCCGATTCCGGCAACGGTTGGCCCTTGAAGTCCCACGCCCCGCCCGACCGGGCACGGCAAATTGGCGTGGTCCGCATGTCCAGTGTGACAAGCAACGCTTGGCCCTTCAACACGTCCTTGTTCTGGCTGTAGACCTCTTCCCTCGTGGCGTTCATAACTGAATTGGTTGCCGTGATAACCAACGACTCCGCGTCACGCTGCGTGGCATCCATGATGCCGCCCGCGTACGTGGGGATGGTCCGCTTCTTGCCGCCAATCTCGATGATTTGGGTGCCGACCTTCCCGCCCACAATCCGCTTGACGATATCGGAAGTGGTCTCACCGGACATGATGCCCAACCGCACTTGCTGGGCGAACCCGGCACGCAGTTGTTCCGATTGCTTCTTCCACCAATCACCCGCCGCCGCCCCGTGTATCACGTGGTCACGGGTCAACATCCGCATCAGCGTTGGTGTAAGTTGAACCGAAGCCACACCGGTTTGGAAGCCGGCGTTGATTGCACCCACGGCACCCGAGGCCACAACCGGCACCACGTCTCGGAGGTCCGACTCGAGCATGGCCGCGTTCTTCGAGAACCGCGTCTTGATCGTTGCTTCTGTTTGCTTGAGGAGGGCATTGAGTCTGGCGTACTTCTCGGTGGTCTTGGCCTTCGCATCGAGATTCATGGCCTCGATCTTGGCCTTGAGTTCATCCCGCAACTGCTGGAGGTTCGCCCGCACCTTGGCCCTGGTGTTAGAGCCATAGCGTTGAAGGTTGACCGTTTGACCGATCAACTTGTCAGCAATCACGTCATTGATGCCCATGCCTGATTATGGCCGGTCAGCGAGAACACGTGAACGGGAACAGGGTTCGTGGCGTGTGTTCCAAGTGCTCACGCACAAACCGTTCCTCCAACCGCAACCGCTGCCGCTCTTCGTAGTTGGGTGCCCCCACAGTCAACGTGACTTCAACACGCTTGGGGTGAGGCCGACGCTTGCCCGACTTCTTGGACCGGTACAACACACGGGTTGCCCGAACCACTTGGTTCTTGGCCAAAAACAGGGTTCGCCCGTGGGCACCATCACTGACCAACCCCGCCACCGTGTACCCGCCGTGTGCTTCAAGCGCTTGGTAGTTCGTCACGTCAACCGCCTTTCTGTTGTGCCGGGTCCGTGGGCACGATTTGCCCGGTGTTGATGCACCAAGACAGACGCCCCACCATGCCCAACACAGTGAGCATGTTCCCAGCGATATCGAACTGGAGGTGCCCTTCGTGGTCCAACCGCATCACGCACACGGTTTGGTTCCGCTCACGGAGGGCGTTGAACAACTCACCAGTCGTGGCAAACGCCAGATCAGCCGTGTTGTCTTCGCCCACTTCCCGGTACGTGGCACGGAAGAATTCGTCCTTGACTGGCCACACGTCACCCGATGCCGGATCGTGCAAGATCCAGTCACCATCCATGAGCGTAATCCACCCGTAGGCCGTCTTGAGCCGGCAACACCACGCCCGCTTACCCCTATCCCATTCGGCTTCAAGCACACCCTTCGGCAACGTGGAGTCGGGTCCGGTGATCTCCACGGGGTGTTCCGCGTGATCCGCGTTGAACCAACGGTAGGCTTGCACGTCCCGGGGTTGTTTACGAACACGCATGGGTCAATCCTCGTTGCCGTCCCCGCCGTTGCCCGCCGAACCGCCCGGCTCGCCCGTTGGGGACGCTCCACCGTCATCATCCCCACCCGATGCCCCGGAACCGTCCCCGCCGTCACCGGGCAACGTAGCGCTCGGGGCCGCAACGGGGTTGGCCTCGATCTTCTCACGCTCCTGCTCTTCGGTCACACCGTCCGGGGTGATTCCGCTCCGTTGGAGGTTGTAGAACCACGTGGACCAACTGATCTGCCCACCCTGGAGTGCAGCCATCAACGTCTGCATCATGGCCGGGTCAAGGGTCACGAGGCCGTAATCGTCGGGCAACTCAACGTACACGTCTTCGAGTTGGTCCAACGGTTGACCTTGGAACACCTGCACGTACTGCAGCGCCAACGTGAAGCCTTCCGCAACCGACATGGCCACGTTCGCCAAGACGGAATGTTCCCCCGCTTGCCGCAACCGCACCGTGTCCGCAGCCTCCACACCGGACTTCTGTTGCTCAAGCAACCGGGCACCCAGCACCGCCATGAGTTGTTGCTTCTCGGTCAACGCCGATGCCAAATGCCCAAGCCCGGCACCGGTGAACTCCAAGAACGCCGCCTTGGCATTCGGATCAGTCGCCGTAATGGCCGTGGCCGAACCCAGCGACACTTCGCCTTGAGCATCCCAACCGGACAGGCACAACGTTGGGAGTGCCGTGAAGTGCCGCCCGTGTTCCAGATCCGCCGAGGTCCGATAGTGGGAGAGGTTGACGTTGGCCAGATCCAAGATGGGCGGTTTGTCCATTTGCGGACCAACGCCCGACACACCCAGCATGATTGCCGGGATGATCGGCAACGACTTACCACCGCGTGCCTTGGGGGTGATGACTTCCCCACCAATCCACTCGTCTTTGGTGTTGCCCGTGTTGTCCTTTGCCTTGGTGTAAATCTGCACCGTGTACGTGTCATCCTCCGCACCGTCAGTGCCCTTCGTCACCAATCGCAAGACACGGTACTGGACCTCGGACTCGTGCCCGAAGCCATCGGGGGACGACTTGGACACGGACTCACGCAGCACGAGCATGGTGAAGCGGACCCGCCCCGCCACCATGTCAGTCTTCCAGTTGATAACGTCTTCTGCCTTGTAGAGCACCATGTACGGTTCAGTAGTGCCTTGATCGTCGGTGCCCTGGGGCATGTCCACCAGTGCTAACACTCGGCCTGCCGTCAACACTTCCTCCAACGCCATCTTGAGCAACTGGTAAACACTCTCACCATGAATGCCCATCCGGTCCAACGCATCCAACTCTTGTGTTGGATACTCAATTTCGGGTGATTTACTGCAAACAACGCCAGCGAGACCCTTCACCGTCCGGTGTGCCGCCGTGTAGAACAACGCACGGCCCTTGTACGACTCGTAGTCATCTACACCTTGTCCCTTCAACTTGGGAAGGTACGTGGTGCCCCGGGCCTTGACGGCCTCTTCCCCTTCCACGCAATCCCGACACTTCTCCACAAGCGGAGCAAGGCGAACGTACTCGGGGTGTTTGTCGGTGACTGGCATTACAGGCCGCCTTTGAGTTTGGGTTTGCTGTGGGCTTCGGCGTTCACGTATTCCCATCGTTCTTTACGTTTGTTGTAGATGTAGTGATGGTTGACGTGTTGCGTTGACTTGAAGACCACAATGATATCGTCATCTGGTCGCTCGGGCAGCAACGAACCATCCAACGGGCCACCATGTACGTTCTTCATGTTCATGGGTTCTTGTGCCCAATCAAGCGGAACACACGGTGGGTGCAGTCAACGCCGTACAACTCATTCTTGATTGCGATAGCGGCGGGTGGTGAATCCTCGCCGAACACGGGAACGAGGAACTTCTCGACTTGCAATTGGGCACCGTCGATGGACCCACCCACCACGGGCAACCATTCCCCGTGCTTGACGTTCAAGTAATTGGGCTTGTCTTTGGCCATGATTCATTGTTGCCGCTTCGGCCACGGATGATCGGGATGCACGAACACACGCATCCTTCGATTCTTGTTGCCAGCAACGTATTCGATTATCAGCTTGCCCGGGGTCTTGGACAGGGCGTTAGCCACACCAATTTCAGTCAACGGACCACGCCGCTTGCACTTGAGGTTGGCCATGTCAGCAATCTGGTGCAACAAGCCGGAATCACGGGCACAAATGAACGGGTGATTGCCCGCGTCCATCACCCGGATTGCCGCTTCCCATGCCTTCATCACACACCAACCGAACGTTGGGCGATGAGTTCCGGGCTGTCCACGTGTGGGCCAACAAGCTTGGTGAACTCAATGCGGGCGTTGTCCAGCTGGCAACGCAGTGAGTTGTGCTCACGATCCGCCTCGGTCTTCCGTTGTTCGGCGGATTCGAGTTGATCTTGCAGCGTCTTGATCTTGTCAGCCGCCGCCTTGATTGCATCCGGGTTGATTGTGATTGTCTTGGCCATTGGTTCAATCCATCGGAACCAAGCGGAATCTGGTTCCGTTGATCGTGGTGATGAGCTCCCCGTCCACGTTGGTTGCTTTCACTGATTCCGGGGCAAGAGTGATCTGTGCCCGAGTAACGTACTGCGTGTTTACGTCAAGCAACACCTCAACACGCTCCACACCACCAATCAGCTGATGGTTGTGCAGCACCCGGGAATCAAGTCCGGTTCGGCCCAACTCGATATCGACCCGAACCGGCAACGCAGTCTTCAGTGTTTGCTTCAACTCTTGTGCCATTGGTTCACCATCCAACGATCTTGGGTGCCGATCCGATTGCCGCCTTGTCCACGGGCATGAGGTACGCAATCGGGTACGTTGCCGCGTCCAACAGGTGGCTCATTTCTTCTTGCTTGCTCATGTTGTCATAACTGTACGTTGACAGGTATTTGATGAGTTTCTTGCATCGGGAAGCCACGGTCATTCGTACTGCACCCTCTTTGGGCTTCAATGCAGCGTTCACCGCGTTGTAGCGATCCCTTCGCTTTGGGTTCTCGTGCCTGGCATTGATGTTGAAGCCGGCAGCACGAATGTACGTAAAGTCGGATTTGCCACCGGGGGCTGCTGTCTTGCGGGCTGAACCCGTGGCATCCGGGTACACGTCCTTGATCTTGTCACCGTACCGCTCACGCAGCACGGAACACAAGAATTCAGTGTCAGCGTTGGGCAGTTCCAGTTCATCAATGAAGTGAATCCTGGACCCGGCACGCACGAACACGGCAGCGCTCATGGGGTTGACGTTGAAATCAATTCCGGCACAAACCTCCATCCCCTTCGGCACCGTCACGCCGTTGATGGTGTGGGTGTCCGGGCCGGGCTGGAAGTCAACCACGTTGACACCCGGATCAAACCCGTAGTAGACCATACCATCAGCGAGGTTTACGAACTTGCCCTCAACGTACGCTTGCCCCGCCTTCCCATCGAAGGCACCCCGCAATCGCTCAACGTATTCCTTGGGAAGCGATTTGTTCTCCCACGTGCCCGCGTGGACCACGCCCACACTGTGCCGGTCCTTGAGCTCGCCCATGCACAAGTCATAACCCCAATTCAACTCTTCCGGTGTGCCCGTCAAGAGCAATTCGGAATGCTTGGCACCCGGGGCACGGATACGAGCGATCATTTGCCGGTAGATTTCGATGTCTTGCAAGAACGGTTCATCGACCCACGCAGCCGCCAAGTTAGGGCCACGCAACGACTCCGGTTTGTCACCGGAATACACCACAATAGTTGACTCCATCCCACGATAGCGAATCGTGAACGTGGGCATGGGGTGTTTGCGTAGACGGAACCCAAAGTCTCGACCGAGCAGCGATTGTTTGCCCGCCAACAACCCGTTGATGGTTGCAATGACTGTGTGTTGGGCGATGCTGTACGTTGGGGACACCACCGCCACGGGCAACGGGGCGTTCATCAACGCAAGGCTGATGATCCGCTTGGACCCAATCAAAGTCTTCCCGGCACCGTACCCACCAACCAACACCTTGATGAATTCAGCCAACTCCCACCAAGCCCGCTGGTGAGGGAACATGCCGCCACGGACAATTTGCCCGTGCCCGTCCAACACCGGCGGGTCTTTGATCCAGAACGAACCGCCGGTCTCCCGTGCCGGTGCCGGACGTTCCAATACTGCAAATTCATCATCAAGCGTACTCAAAGGAACCGCTCATCTGGTGGGGGTGTGGTGGTGTCCATCGAGCCGCCATACGGATCTTTCCGACCCCAATTCTTTCGGTCCCTGCGTTCAAGCACAAGCATGTCACGAAACCACGCCGTGTTGCCCGGGGCGTGAACACGCTCGACCATCCGCAATCGGTATTCAGCCACCGCCCGCCGCAGTTCCAACACAAAGTCACCATACGGCTTATGGGATTCAGGCAGATTGCCCGCCAAATACGCCTCGCCGGCTTGCTTCCATTTGAGAAAGTTGGCGTGGTCGATCCCGAGATAATCGCAGATCGCATCGAAGGGCAAACCCTTCACAACCAACG